GGGTGGTGTCACAGCTACACCCTAAGAAAAACAATATAACTAAAACAAATAACTATAAAAATAAAAGCTTTAATTCTTTTTGGCAAACTTATTTGGAAATTCCAAAAGATATGAGAACTATATCTCTTTCAAAAAAGCTTGCATATAACGAATTTATGAAATTAGATCCAAAGACAAGAGACAAACTAAAAGACTGCCTTGAAGCCGATATAAGAGCCAGAAGAAAGTCACTTAAGGCTGATAAGTTCACTCCTTTATTCTCTGATGCTCACCGCTGGATTAAAAATGGTCAATTTGAACAATATTTATTGACAGCTACAAGAAAAGCACCTACATTTAGTAAACCCAAAAACACCCCTTTTTAAAACACCCCATGAAAAATAAGCTTAAACCTAAAAGATCTGATAATTTTTATGAGATTTTTGATTTTACGTTATCTTCTCCTATTCCAAAGCAAGGTTATACAAGATGGGATTTTAGTAAACCAAATGAATTTAAATTATTTAACAACAACAAATGGGAAATAATAAAATTAAAAGATAAAAATGAAAAATAAAAAACTTGACCATGTTGGTGAACTTTTCTTTGATGAAAAAACTAAAAGTTTACATCAAATGACACAGACTGGATTTGACTCTGCTGAGTGGAGAAACCTAGATCAAGAAATTGATAAAAACTTACAAAAGCACAATGAAAAATTATAAAAGACGACCTATCGACAGAGAAATCACATTTCATGCACCCCAATATGAATGTTATGCCTGTAACGATTCTGGAATAATCCACAATTCTGATGGACTAATCAATCAACACTTGCCTGATTATGATAAGGACGACTCAGGAAAACACTGTGGTGGACAGGATTTAGCTCTTATTTGTTATTGCTCCGCTGCTAATGCAACTTACGACCAAGACAACCAGTTAGTCTGTAAAGGCTACAGGAATGAAAATGGTGTTATAAGAAACTTTTACGGAGTTGATATTGACATCAATGTTGTTCGAGACATTCACAACATGAGAAAAGAAGGATGGTCTAAAACTGCAAAGTTTATGAATAAAGTTATGAGTCAACACAAAAAAAACCCAGAGAAAAACTTAATAAACTGTTCACCAGAAATACAAGAGGTGAAAGACAAACTTGCAAACTTTACTATGAAATCATTATGAAAAAAGGCTTCGGAGATTCTGATTATAATGGCACTGAATATGTCATTAATGGTAAGTCAAAAAATAAAACTGGTTCTGTTCATCCAGAAATAGGTAAATTAAGACGCAAATACTGTATTAAAGATATGAAACTATTTGATAAATATGGCACTTCTAAATTTTTTAGAGATCCTTACGAAAATGAATTAGACCTTTATCCTGATGGAGCTTTTAATCATTTAAATGGCAAAGATAATTGTGCCGCTATGCTTTGTGTAAAAGTTGGTAAAGGAACTAGGGCAGTTCTTCCCATGTCAAAAGAAAAAATTTTAGAACATATATCTGACAACGGTGGCAAATTTGGAATAATAAGGGACAAAGCTCTTAATTAACATACAAATGAAAATAAAAGAAAAAATAAATGCAGCACAAGCAAGGATTCTTGAATTAAAAATATTATTAAAACACTGGGAAAAACAAGAAAAATCGACAAAAACCAGCAATTCAAGCTACATTTAAACTAATAAAAACCTTAATTAAGTGGCAAAAGGTAGATCTAGCAAGACAGAACATAACTTTAGAGTCAATAAAGTGGCAAAGCTTTTATCTGTTGGAACTACCAGATCAGAGATAATTCAATTTGTTTCAGATGAATATGGTGTAACGGAAAGAACAGCAGATAACTATATGCAAGATGCCAGAGCTATTTTGAAAAAAGATTTTGATATAGATAGGCGACAATTTACTGCGGAAGTTTTAGCTCAATATGCGTCACTACAACAGGAGGCAAGAAAAGGTGGTCAATTATCTGTTGCATTAGGCTGTATAAACTCTATGGCAAAAGTTGGTCAGGTGATGTCTTGAGCATACTTTCCAGAGAAGGTTCTGTATTAGATCACATAGGCAGTCACAGCATTGATATTAATACTGATGAGCTACTAAATCGCATAAGGACAGATTTACACCCACCACAACAACAATTCTTTGACAATCAATCAGAAATTGTTGGTTTATCTGCTGGTTATGGTGCTGGTAAGACAAGAGCTTTGTGCAGTATGGCTATAAAACTTGCAGCACAGAATATCGGATATATTGGTGCAATCTTAGAACCTACTGGCCCATTAATTAGAGACATTTGGCAAACAGACTTTGATCAGTTTCTAGAGCATTACGAAATACCCTATAGCTTCAGAGCTAGTCCACTTCCAGAATATGTAATTCATTTAAAAGAGGGAGATTGCAAGCTGTTATGTAGGTCATTTGAGAACTGGAGCAGAATTATAGGCTTGAATCTGGCATTTTGCCTTGCAGACGAAATAGATGTTGTCAGTCCGACTATTTGTGAAAAAGCTTTTCCAAAGATATTAGGACGACTGAGGGCTGGTAATGTAAGACAGTTTTGTGCAGCTAGTACACCAGAAGGCTTTCGCTGGCTATATCAAACCTTTGGTACAGATGAAGCAAAAGAGAGAACCGATAGGCAGCTAATAAAGATGAGGACACAAGATAATCCACATCTACCTAGTGACTTCATTGAACGTATGGAGGCAAACTATGATCCATCAATGCTGCAAGCCTACCTCAATGGAGAATTTATTAATTTAACGACTGGGCAAGTATATGATCGTTTTACCAGAGAACAGAATGTTACTAATGTCATGCCTGAGATTGGCCTTGAACCACTAAGGATTGGCTTGGATTTCAATATTGGTAATATGAACTGCGTGATAGGAATTATTCAAGATCAAAAATTGTTAATATTTGACGAAATATCTGGGGTTCACGATACAGATGCCCTAGCACAAACGATTAAATCCAGATACCCTATGAACAAGATATACATTTACCCAGATGCTAGTGGAGGAAACAGGAGCACAAATGCGAGTCAGACAGACATTGAAATACTGGCTGGATATGGTTTCAGCAATCAAAGCCCCCGCAGCAACCCGCCAGTTAGAGACAGGGTCGCTTCCGTACAGGCTTTATTATGTAACGGCAAAGGGGAAAGCCGTTTACAAATCCATGCCAGTTGCCGAAAGCTAATCCAATCAATGGAACTTCAGTCATATAACGAAAAAGGAGAACCAGATAAAGAGTCAGGCTATGACCACATGGCCGATAGTTTGGGCTATCTTATTTTTAGAGAGTTCAATCCATTGTTTGCAAGGGCGGGCAAATCTACAGGGATTAGAATATATTAAGATCATGGTATTATTGAGGCAAAACTGTGTATAGCTCACAAAATATTTATAACCAATCAATAACCGTAGCTCCTACAACAGTTGTCAGTCCTAATGCGGCATATCAACGTATGGCACAGTTCTGGGATCTAATATCTGACCTTAAGGAAGGAACTTATAAAATTAGAAGTGAACATAGAAAATACTTACCACAACTTGAACGAGAGGTGGACGATTCTTATGATCGCAGACTCGCCAGAAGTACCGTAGTTCCATATCTACAAAGAATCGAGAAAATGCTGTCAGGTATGCTGGTCAGGAAGCCAGTAAGACTTGATGATGTTTCTGATCTTGTAAGGGAACAGCTTTTTGATGTGGATTTAGAAGGTAATGATTTGAATATCTGGCTTTATCAAACAGCAAGAACAGTAATATCATTCGGGCATTGTGGTGTACTTGTAGATGCACCAAAGGAAGGCGAGAAGGCAAGGCCATACTGGGTGACATATAAGCCATCAGATATTTTAGGATGGAGGACTGAGATCATAGATGGTGCAAGACAACTCACACAGGTTAGATTATTAGAAAATGTTGTTGAGCCTGATGGTAAATATGGAGAAAAAAATATTACTCAAGTTAGAGTTTTAGAGCGTGGCAGATATGAAATACATAGAAAAGATGATAAAAAAAGTGAATTTAAACTCTTTGAAGAGGGTGAAATGAGTCTTAAAGACAAGATTCCTTTTGCTGTGGCATATTCCAACAGAGTTGGTTTCTTTGAGAGCCGCAGCCCTTTGTATGACATCGCAGAGTTAAACCTTAAGCATTATCAGATCCAATCAGACTTGGATAATATTTTACATATCAGTTCTGTTCCTTTGCTTGCAGTCTTTGGCTATCCAAACGCAGATGAGATAACAACTGGCCCTAGTGAAGCATTATCCCTGCCACCTGAGTCACGGATGGAATATATAAGCCCATCAGGTGATAGTTATGATAGTCAGTTTAAAAGGCTTGATGATATTAGAGAACAGATCAATACTTTATCTTTGGCCGCAGTTCTTGGACAGAAATTAGTAGGAGAGACAGCGGAGGCTAAAAGAATAGATAGATCACAGAATGACAGCACAATGATGGTCGTTGCCCAGCAGATGCAAGATTTGATTGATAATTGCCTTAAGTTTCATAGCGAATATCTTAATGAACCTAACGCTGGAAGCAGCTTTGTTAATAGAGACTTTGTTTCTACCAGACTAGAACCACAGGAGATTCAGTCATTATTAGCATTGTTTACCTCTGGCACTATTAGTCAGGAAACATTGCTGAATCAATTATCTGCTGGAGAGATTCTTGGTGATGACTTCGATGTAGAAGATGAGATCGAAACTACACAGAATGGAGGACTGACGGAAAGAGAAGAACCAGCAGCCCCAGCACAAGAGCCAGCGGACACAGAGGACGAATG